TGGGGGAGGGTAATCCTGTGGTGGCTGGGCAGCTCGAGGCGGATGCGTTTGAGTGGGTTGGGGGGAACTGGTGACAATGCGGGGTAAGGTTACGGTAATGACAAACGAAGGGGGAACAATGACGAAGCAAAACTTTAGAAATTTATCGTGTAGCGAGCGTGACGCATACCTCAAGCCACAAAATGCTTATGAAGGTTGGAAAGTTGAGGCTGGTTTTACCGATATAGTCGGGGCGTTTGGGAACCCTCGGATTGAGACAACGTGGGTTAAAGAAAAGGTTAGGGTGCGTGACGTTAGGCACCCCTCCCGAGTTTTGGGAGAGCCTGATGTGAAAGCGTGTGAACATTATTTTTGGGAAGGAAGCAACGATAATGAGTGAAACGCCGGGGGGCTGCGAGCCGGAAGCAGACGAAAATTTCACCGAGGAAAAAGTGGCAAGAGTTTTGGCGCTTCTTGCGGAGTTGAGCGACTTGGCTTTAAGGGCATACGACAGGTGCAATTACGCGGGGATGAATTTGCAGATGATGGAGGAGGATGAAAAGTTCTGGACGCTAGAAGATGCAATCGGACGGATTAAGGAAGCCTATAGGTTTCCGATGGGGCTGTAATGAAAATCGGTAGGGATTCTACCGAAGGGGAAATTGTGACTGTGATTGTGGTGGGTGATGCGCGAGTTGTGTTTGGGGATTGCAGGGATGTGCTTAAGACTCTCGAGGATTGCTCGGTGGATAGTGTGGTGACTGATCCGCCGTATGAGCTTGGCTTTATGGGGAAGAAGTGGGATTCTACTGGGATTGCTTACGATGTGAGCGTGTGGGAAGAATGTTTGCGGGTGTTGAAACCTGGCGGGCATGTCCTGGCGTTTGGCGGGCCACGGACTTTTCATCGCATGGCGGTGGCTATTGAGGATGCGGGGTTTGAGATTCGGGACAGTATCGCCTGGATGTACGGGTCAGGATTTCCGAAATCGTTAGATGTGTCTAAGGCGATTGACAAGGGGCAGGGAAAGTTGCGTGGGAGGCGATTGGAGTTTGTTGCTTGGATGCGCAAAACGGGTTTGAAGGCGGGGCAGATAAATGCGGCCATTGGGATGAGTGATGTGGGCTCTCACTATTTGAGGCACGACCAGCCTGCTATTGCTACGGCGGATTTGTTTGATTTGTTGCGCCCGTTGTTGCCTCCCGTACCAGAACATATTGAGCGTCTGGTGGCGGAGCGTACTGGGATTGAGTGGACGGAATACAAAAAGCGTGTGGTGACTGGGGTGAAGACTGGGACTTTGTTGGCGGTGGCTCCTGGTGAAAATCGGGAAAGACCTGCCTTAGAGATGGATGTAACAGAAGGGCATACTGCTGAGGCCAAACAGTGGGAGGGGTGGGGGACAGCGTTGAAGCCTGCGTTTGAGCCGATTGTGGTGGGGCGGAAACCGTTTGCGAAGGGTTCGACGGTGGCGGCGAATGTTTTGGAGCATGGTGTGGGTGGTTTGAACATTGACGCAAGCAGGGTGAAATCCGCTGAGGATACGTCTAGGAAACCTACATTGGTGAGGGACACGCCTGCGGGTTTTGGTAAAGGGGCGAGCTTCGGTGGGAATGGAAGCGTGCTAGGTCGTTGGCCTGCGAATGTGATTCTTGACGAGTATAGTGCGGGGCTACTCGACGAACAGGGTGGTGAAAATCCGTCAAGGTTTTTTTATTGTGCGAAGGCTAGTAAGCGTGACCGTAACGAAGGACTAGACGGGTTAGCTGATGGCGTTACAGGTTCCTTCGAGGGAAATGTTGCGGAACTTTCAGGCAGAAAAATAGGTGCTAATCCTGACAAGCCAAACCTTCCAGGTAAAAACTTTCATCCGACTGTGAAACCAACTACCCTAATGCGTTACCTAATCAAACTTGTGACACCTCCTGGCGGGACTGTTCTTGACCCGTTTACGGGGTCGGGGTCTACGGGTAAGGCGGCGCTACTTGATGGCTACAAGTTTGTGGGGGCTGAGCTTACGGAGGAGTATTTGCCAATTATTGAGGGCAGGCTACGATGGGCTTACGAGCAGGGAACGCCTGCCGATGATGAAACACTATTTTAAAGAAGGAGATAGATGATGGCTAATGAAAAGTTCAATCTAATGCTAGAGACGCAAGACGGACGCCGGCCACTGGTGCGACCCGAAGAAAGTATGCGATGGGTGTGGGTCGATGCATCGTGGAGCAGATATTGGACCCCTTGGGCTTACGAGCAGGAAACACCCGCCGATGATGAAACCGTATTTTGATAGGAGAACCATGAATTACAGTAAAGATTTTGTCGAAGGTCACGGACAGGGGTACAAAGAAGGTTACGATAGTGGGCTCATTGAGGGTCGCGCTGACCCGTTTGCCCCGTGGTATTACGCGACAGATGGGGATATTTGGGCATTGTCTTGCGATGGTGTGGGAGGTCAATACATTGTTTCGAAGCAGCGGTTCCATAGGCTCCCTTTGAGCGCCCTTTGGTCGCTCCCCAGGTTTGCCCGCGAATTTGAGACCGGCAGCCTAATATGGTCAAATGAATATCCGCGTAAAAATTCGTAGGGATTCTACGACAAAGGGGAACAATGAATAAGTCTGAGATGACAGAGATTGTGTCGATGTGTTCGGCACTTGATGGGCAGCTTGTGTCGGAGTCGAAAGTAATCATGTGGCTTGCCATGTTTGAGGGGTATTCGTATGGGGAGTTGCAGGCGGGAATTGTTCCGGCGTTGAAAGAGTGTACGTCGGGGATGGTGACTGCTAAGGGCTTGTTTGATGTTGTGCGGCGTGTGAGGGTTCAGCCTGTGGCGCGTGAGTGGGTTGTGGCGTTGCATGAGATTGGGGAACATTTTGATTGTAGGCCGGGCGAGTTGGGGCATCCTATGTTGGTTGAGGGGTGAGTGGGTTGGAGTTTGCGTGTCCACAGTGTCGGCATGGGGTGAGCCTTGTGAAGTGTGATGTGTGTTGTTTGTTGTTGGGGGAGTCTGGTCTGGCGGGGCGGGCGTTGTGGGATTTTGCGGATGTGCGGTGTTTGGAGCAGGTACCGTTCTAGGCGTGTAGTTGTGTAAAGTAGGGCGAGAAGGGGGGAACATGCTTAGAATTGGTTCACTGTTTAGCGGTTACGGCGGCCTAGATATTGCGGTTGCCAAGCAGTTCGGCGCTGAGGTTGTGTGGCATTGTGAGTGGGAGGATGCGCCCTCAAAAATTCTTGAGGCTAACTTCCCAGGTGTGCCTAACTATCGGGATGTAACCCTGGTGGATTGGAGCGCGGTCGAGCCGGTAGATATTCTTACGGGCGGGTTTCCCTGTCAGGATGTTTCGTTGGCGGGGAGGCGGGCTGGTATGGCTTCCGGGACACGATCGGGGTTGTGGAGTGAGTTCGCTAAAGCTATAGATGTGTTGCAACCTAAATGGGTTGTTATCGAGAATGTTAGGGGGTTACTTAGTGCCAAAGCAGATAGCGGTTTGGAACAGTGTGCGTGGTGTGTGGGAGAAGCCGGGGATGGTGAACCTGCTTTGCGAGCATTGGGGGCTGTTCTCGGAGACTTGGCCGACCTCGGGTACGATGCGGAATGGTGTGGCCTACCAGCGACTGATGCCGGTGCGCCCCACAACAGGTTCAGAGTTTTTATTGTTGCGCACCCCAGCAGCTAGTGAAGCTGAGCGTGGACACCAGCCAGAGGATAAAGCGCGGGCGCGTGGTGGGCAGGTCACGTTGTCAGGGCAAACTAACTTTGGTGGGAATTTTGATCGCTTTGAGCCTGCTGTGCGCCGCTGGGAAGAAGTGACTGGGAACGATGCTCCTTCCCCTACCAAACCGGATGGGCGTGACGGTGTCCCGCGGTTGTCCTCAAAGTTTACTGAGTGGATGATGGGGTTGCCTAATGGTTGGGTGACCGGTTTGGGGTTGTCGCGTAAGGATGAGTTGAAGGCTTGCGGTAATGGGGTTGTTCCTCAGCAGGCTGCACTTGCGTTGTCGATGTTGTTGGATGAAAATCGCTAGGGATTCTACTAAAGGGGAAATTGTGAACGTGGATTATGCGCGGGAGTATGGGATTGATGTTGAG